ACAGGACTGAAACCAAGTCTTGGCTTTATCGCAGAAAATTACAAAGCAGGTCGCGTGATTGGCTTGCGATTGTGGTGGGCAGCGCTTACACTAACAATCTACAGGTGTTAAAATATAGGCATCATCACGGCCTTCCGCAGCGGGGTTATTCTGGATATGACGCTCGGTGACGCTTCGGAAAGACGAGGGCTATCACGCATGCGGACTAACGTGGACCCGAACGACTAAGGGCCGCGATAACATCAAGACAATGCGGGTTTGATTCCCGCCGTTAGTCCGCAGTCGTGATGGTGAATGCGCAGGCTGATGCGCTGAACTGACGAAAAAGGAGCGGATTAAAAACCGAGCATTTCCGAGTGGAACTAGCAAGCCCCGGTTCAGATAGTCGACGATCATGCCGGAGATCAGCACCGGCCACCAACAGCCCCCCGCAGGCTCTAAACGCGAGTTGAATGGCCCCCGCCAGCCCATTGGTGAGTAGAGAAAGTGGCAGCAATGCCGTGTTTTTTATTCAACCAATGGAGCTTTCAACATGCCTAATGCATTTTCCAAAGAGGAACGCGTCGCGTTCGAGGACATTCTGGAAGGCTTTCAAGACGCACTCGTCTTGAGCCGCAACGTCGCAACATTCAACACTGACGGCACCGAGATGGAGCGTTCGCAAGACACCATCTGGCGTCCGATGCCGTACATCGCAAACTCGATTGACGGCGCACCCGGCACCGACATTTCCGCGCTGTACAAAGACATGGTGCAGCTATCCGTACCCGCAACTTTGGGTTTCAGCAAAACAGTTCCTTGGACTTTGAACGCAAAAGAACTGCGCGATGCGTTGCAAGAGGGCCGTTTGGGCGATGCAGCTAAGCAGAAACTCGCTAGTGACATTAATGTGTCGTTAATGAATGTGGCCTCTGCACAAGGCACCTTGTTCGTGAAGCGTACCGCTGCCGCCACTGGCTTTGATGACGTAGCACAAGCTGAAGCCGTTTTCAACGAAATCGGTGTGCCTTCCTATGATCGCTATCTGGCCTTGAGCACCCGCGATTACAACGGCATGGCAAGCAACTTGGCAGGCCGTCAGAACGTCACCGACTTGCCGAAAGAAGCATACCGCCGCGCATACGTTGGCATGATCGCATCGTTTGACACCTACAAGCTGGACTACGCAAACCGCAAGGTAGCAGCTGCTGGTGGTGCGGGTTTGACGATCAGCACTCTGGATGCTGCCGTCAACTACTACATTCCCAAAGCCACTAGCACCTCTGTGGGCGGCAAGATCAACGTTGACAACCGTTATCAGACCGTGACCGTATCCAGCACCACTAACGTGGCTGCGGGCGATGCTTTCACGATTGCTGGCGTTAACAGTGTGCACGCAATCACCAAGGGCGATACCGGCCAATTGAAGACATTCCGTGTCATCAGTGTTGTCAACTCCACCACAATGGTCGTCAGCCCTCCCATCGTGAGCAATCAGGTTGCAAACGACGCTTCGGCTCAATACCAGAACTGTGTGGTCAACACCAAGTCTGCTACTTCGGCTATTGTGTTCTTGAACACCGTAACCGCCTATCAAAACCCCTTCTGGCAAAAAGACGCGCTGGAAATCTTGCCCGGACGCTACGCTGTACCGTCTGACGCTGGAACCGCAGTGCTGCGGGCTTCTACAGATCAGGGTATTGAGCTGGTTATGCAGAAGTTCTACGACATCAACACGATGAAGACCAAGTATCGACTTGATACCCTCTTTGGTGTGGTTTGCAAGCAGCCTGAGATGGCGGGCATCATGATGTTCAGCCAAACCTAAGCTGAATGAGAAAGGGGCTTCGGCCCCTTTCTTTTACCTGTTGATATTCTTACTTGGTGGTAAAAAATGCCAATCAAAATCACTCGAACAAGCCCGCCCTATTTTATTGGTGAGGTGCGCGCCCTTGCTCCATCTGACGAGGCAGCGCTTGTTTCTACGGGTATTGCCGAATACCTACCCGGCGAGGTGGATATAACTTCGTCAGAAGGCGGGGATAAAAGTGCCACATTACAAACCGATCTACTTACCGGCGATATTAATTTTATCGGGCCAGATGGTGAGATTATTAGTCCGGTCCAAATCCCCCGCGAAATTTTCCGCACGGTGAACAACGTCGTTGAAACGGTAAGCTGTCCCCACCCCTCCCGAATCATTGATCCGGGCGGCGTTCGGCTTTTTGCTTTCAACCAAGCCACTCCAGCGCCGAATGCAAATGCAACAGTAGCGCTAGGCGCTGACTACATCAATCGGATGCCTACCGGGCAAGTGCTCACCTGCAGCACCGCAGGCTCTATCAGCGCAACCTACACGGGCCTGAATATCACTGCTGGCAGTTATGACCCGGCCAAAAACTACGTCATGACACTGTTCAACGGATCTGCTGGAGGTAACAGCGGATTCTCGCTCTCGCTTACGGGCGCAGGTGGTAAGTCTCAGGCGTGGTCCATTTCAGGTACAGGGCTTCGCCCCGGCTGGAATACCATCTTTCTATGCTCTCCGACCAACACTGTCGCGCAGGGTGCGGGTACGCCCGCAGGGTATGGCAGTCAGCCGGGTGTGGTGCAGGTTGGTGCATCTGGCGGGGGTGGGCTGGCGGGCACGACTATCACAGGCATACAGGTCACTTTCTTCAATCAAGCGGTTGGCGATTTCATGGTGCTTGATTCCATTGAGACAGCCACTCGGGTCAAGCCAGCGGTTGTTTTCACTTTCGACCAATCCCCCACGGACCCCGGCAACTTGATGGCGTCTGTAATTCCCATGTTTCAGGCGCGTGGGCTCGTGGGCTCATGTCGCTATCACTCCCTGAACGACAAAGCAGCGCCCGCAAATTGCCGTCAAGCGCTTGCAGCCGGCTGGGACATTGTTAACGGCACCCTGACGCGCCAAACTCCGGTGACTACAGTGGCAGCCGTGCTCAAAGAGTACGGCCAGAACCAAAACGAAATGTCAGCGCTTGGGCTTGGCAAAAGCTACTGGGCCAACCCACCGGGCAACAACACGAACTCCGACACTGAGCTGTGCAAAACGGCATTCCGCCAGCTCGGAATCAAGTACAGCAAAGGCGTGAGTCACAACGTTGTTTATTCCGGTGTGCAGGGCTTGAGCAATCCCTACAGTTTGGGCACAGTAAGCCTTAACACCGTCGCACAAACGGTTGCGCAGTCCACTTCCTATATGGACTCTGCGGTTGCCGCTGGGGCGCATCTGATTTACTTTCAACATACGAACCCCGCAGAGTTGGATTTGGTGAAACTGGGCCAGATATTGGACTATGCCGCTGCGCTGAAAGCAGCCGGGCTGATTGACGATGTGACACTCACTGGACTTAAGGACGTGCTCGAAGGCAACGCCTAACCCAATCCCCTCGGCACGATGAACCAAATCCACCGCACAAGGAAGCAAAAATGACAAACGAAACTCAATCCGACCAATTCCCAACGATTGTCTACAAAGGCAAAGGCCCGTACTCCCGCGCTGGCGGAACCTACGACTATGCCTCAGCGAATGACCAAGATGAACTCGATGCAAAGCTGAATGAAGGATGGTTTGCTACATTGCCAGTAGCGATAGATGCCAACGACAACCCCCAGCCCGTGAGCGCTGACGATGCGCCTCCTACTCGCTCAGAACTGGAGGCCAAGGCTGCGGAGCTGGGTATCAAATTTGACGGTCGCACAACTGACAAGAAACTTGGTCAACTTATCCAAGACAAGCTATCTACACCGGCTGGGGAATAATCATGGGCTGGACCAAGCGGCAATTTATAGAACAAGCCTTCGATGAAATCGGGCTTGCTTCGTATGCTTTCGACCTCGGAGCAGAGCAAATGCAATCCGCACTGCGGCGCTTGGACACCATGATGGCCGCTTGGAATGCATTGGGCATTCGCTTGGGCTACCCGCTTCCATCTAACCCCCAAGACAGCGACCTTGACGAGCAAACCAATGTCCCTGACAGCGCTAACGAAGCCATTTACACCAACTTGGCTATCAAGCTCGCCCCGAGCTACGGCAAGCAGGTTATGCCCGACACCAAAGCTACGGCTAAGGAGTCATATAACACGCTGCTTTCAATCGCGGCCATGCCCATGCAGCAGCAATTGCCAAGCACCATGCCAGCAGGCGCAGGCACTAAGCCTTGGCGCGGTTACGACAACCCTTTCATCCGTCCGCCCGTCGATCCCGTTCTAGTCGGTGGAGATGGTCCGCTTGAGTTCAACTGAGAAAACAAAATGTCAAACATCAATCAACTATCGGGAATCAGTCAACTCTCGAGCGGCGACCTCTTGCCAGTTTTCAGCACTGGCAACGGCGATGCGCGTAAGGTTTCAATCTCGCAGTTGCTGCAATACTTTCAACAGACCTTTGCAGCGCCCACGGTTTCGACGAATCTTTACACTCCTAGCACTGGCTTCAACATCACCATTCCAACGCCTACCAGTGAGCAACAATGGATGATTCTCCAGCCCGCCGCAACGCTTGCCGCTGGCACAGTCACCCTACCATTGAATACTGGAGTTCCTGACGGTACAGAGGTGCGCATCACCACAACCCAAATCATCACTAGCTTCACACTGGTCCTAAACGGCGCAGCAGCGGCATTCGGCGCGCCTACTACTTTAGCGGCTAATGCTTTCTTCACCATGCGCTTCTATCAGGCTACAAATAGCTGGTATCGCATTGGGTAAGCCATGCAGATTCAGATTTTATCGGGCATCTATGCTGATAGCTCCCCCGAGCTTCGCACGGCCTATCCCGTAAACATGGTGCCGGTGCCTAAGCAATCCGGCATAAGCAACGGGTTTTTGCGTCCGGGCGATGGAATTGTGTCGAACGGAACCGGCCCCGGAATTGATCGCGGCGGCATAGAGTGGAATGGCATCTGCTATCGGGTCATGGGCACCAAGCTGGTAACAGTGGGCAGCAATGGCGCTGTCACGGTTCTGGGTGATGTAGGCGGGCCGGTTGATACGCTGGTGACTCTTGACTACAGCTTTGACCGCCTAGCCATTGCATCGGGCGGGCGTCTGTACTACTGGAACGGCACACTCACGCAAGTAGTGACCGACCCGGACATAGGCACCGTTCTCGACTTTGCTTGGATTGATGGCTACTTCATGACGACTGACGGAGAATTCCTGATCGTCACAGAGCTGAATGACCCGTTCAACGTCAACCCGCTGAAGTATGGCTCGTCTGAGGTTGACCCCGACCCCATAGTGGCGATTCTGAAAGTCAGAAACGAGATTCACGCGCTAAACAGGCATACCATCGAAGTGTTCGACAACGTGGGCGGTGAGCTTTTCCCATTCGCTCGCATTGACGGCGCGCAGATTCAGAAGGGCGTCATCGGTACACATGCATGTTGCGTCTATATGGATCGTATCGCCTTCGTTGGTAGCGGACGAAACGAGGCACCGGCCATCTACATTGGCGCATCTGCTACGACCCAGAAAATCAGCACTCAGGAAGTCGATAATCTGCTTCTGACATACACCGAATCGCAGCTATCCGCCGTTAAGCTCGAAGCAAGAAATGATAAAAATCACCAACATCTATACGTTCATCTGCCAGACCGAACAATGGTCTATGATGCCTCTGCATCTGAGGCATTGGGCGATCAGGTTTGGTTCACACTCACCAGTTCTGTTGTGGGGTTTTCGCAATATCGCGCCCGTAATTTTGTATGGTGTTATGACAAGTGGTTGGTAGGTGACACTCAAAGCAGCGCCATTGGTTACTTGGTGCAAGATACGGGCCATCATTGGGGCCAGAATGTGCGTTGGGAGTTTGGCACCATCATTGCATACAACGAAGGCAACGGCGCAATTTTCAACCGCTTGGAGCTTGTCAGTTTGACAGGTAGCGTAGCGCTGGGTACCAACCCACAAATAAGCACCAGCTACAGCGTAAACGGCCTTGCGTGGAGTCAAGACCGCAGTATTTCGGTCGGCACCATCGGAACCACAGCAAAGCGTTTAGCATGGTTCCAACAGGGCCATATGAGGAACTGGAGAATTCAGCGCTTCCGTGGTGACAGTGATGCGCATATCTCATTCATTCGGCTTGAGGCTCAGATTGAGCCATTGGCGCACTAATGGCAACCGCTCCAAAGTCCATAAGGCTTAATCTCACACGAGATCAGCTATCAGCATTCTTGACCGATCAGCAACAGATCAGGCAGTTTGAAATGCTGTTTTCTACGGTTGACACGCTTCAAGTCATCGTAGGAACTGACTTCGAGTATCAAGCAGACAACGCAGCCTCATCAGCGAATGAAGCACTGGCATCTATTGCCACGCTTGCGCAAGAGTCGGCGGTCAGTAGCGCATCGGCAGAGACAAAGGCCAATCAATCCTTAGCACTCATTGAGCAATTGACCCAAGCCGTGGAAGGCCTGCAAATGGCCCCGCCGCCGCGAGAATTTAAGCGCAGCCGGTACGGTTCTTTTTACGACACCACAACGCAAACGGCGAGTGTTATCAACACTGCAACAGCAGTCACATTTAACACCACAGACCTAAGCAGCGGCGTATCCATTGGCACTCCTGCATCTCGTATTTACGTGGACACGGCGGGCGTCTACAACTTTCAGACTTCCTTTCAGCTGGACAAGACGGCGGGCGGCGTTGGGGCGTTTTATCTGTGGTTTAGGTTGAATGGGGTTGACGTTCCAA